TCACAGTTACGGTTCCTTCTGGCTCTGTTTGGACGGTGGTCTGATGTCTATTTCGATCAACGGTTCTACTGGTATCTCGGGCGTTGACGGTGACGCTAGTACTCCCGCCGTAAAGGGTTCAGATACTAATACTGGTATTAGTTTCGGTACGGATATTGTTTCTGCTAGTACGGGAGGTAGTGAACGCGCCCGCATCGACAGCTCCGGCAGGTTGTTGGTGAATACGTCTAGTGATTTTGGGAGCAGCACAAAGCTCGGCGTATTTAACGGAAGCTATGCACTAGGCAGCTATCAAAGCAACGCATTTGCATACGCTTTTCAGTTTATTAAATCCAGAAACACGTCAACCATTGGAACTATTGTACAAAACGGAGACGAACTGGGAAACATCGTCTGGTATGGAGACGATGGAACTAGCACGGCTAAAATTGCGACAGCAATTCAGGCGTATGTAGACGGCACCCCCTCGGCGAATGACATGCCGGGCAGGATCGTCCTGAGCACAACCGCATCGGGAGCGAGCAGCCCAACGGAGCGGATGAGGATTACGCAGGAAGGAAGAGTTTATTTGGTTCAGGTTGGCACAACATTTGTAACTACTGCCGCAGCCAATGTAAATGTTGACGCCGGCGATGGTCAGATTAGGCGCTCGACTTCTTCGATAAAGTACAAAACTGACGTTGAAACACTAGATGACTCCTATGCGGATGCCCTGCTTGCGTGTCGTCCCGTTTGGTACAGGTCTACATGCGAAGGTGACAACCCTGGACACAGTTGGTGGGGTTTCATTGCAGAAGAAGTCGCCGCCATTGACCCACGACTGGTTCACTGGAAAACAGTTGAAGTTACCTATGACGACAAGGGGTCCCCAGTCACCACTCCTTGCGATCCAGAACCGGAAGGCGTTGCTTACGACCGCTTCGTACCTCACCTGCTGAATCTGATCAAGCGGCAGAAGGAACAGATCGAAGCAATGGAAGCTCGGTTGTCAGCCCTTGAAGGCGTGTAGTCCTACTCACTAGCCCAGCTCGCGTACCTGTGGCTACTGCAGGTACGCGGGCTGGACCGAGAACGCCCCAAAGTTATCGCTGGGATTTTCTAATAGAATTACTAAATCAACGAGCCGCAGATGTCTAAACTTCGTCTTAACGGAACAACCTCGGGGTACACCGAGTTATCCGCCGCAGATACTGCTGGTAATAATACTTTTGTACTGCCCTCGGCGGACGGAAGCAGCGGGCAGGTTCTTTCTACTGATGGTTCCGGAAATCTTTCGTGGGCGACCGCAGCTAGCTCTAGCATCACTCAAGGCAATTCTTCTGCTGCCGTTATCGACACCGGTTCCGATGGTCGGTTTGTTGTTACGACAGAAGGTGCTGAAGCGCTAAGGATCGATAGCTCTGGAAATTTAGGTCTTAACGAGACAAGTCCAAGCACTTTTAACGATGCAAGTACGGGCGGGGTCAATTTTGTCATTGGTGCAACTGGCACTGGACGTGGTGTTTTAACGTTTGCGTCAGAGCAAACAGGTGGCACAGACGAACTTCTAGGTGTTATTAACTTTGTCGATTCTGATACGACAAACGCGGCAAAACGGGGAGCACGCATCATAGGTGTTCGTGGTTCGGATGCCAATACTGCCTACTTAAGGTTTGATACTGCTAATAGCGGCGCTCCAGTCGAGCGGATGAGGATTACGAGCACTGGTCTTTTGTATTGCCCAGGTGTCTATAATTCAACCACTGGCGTCGGAGCCAATGTTGTTGTCCAAAGCGACGGTAAAATTGAAAGGTCTACATCGTCTGCAAAATACAAAACCAACGTAGAGACCCTTGAGGATAAGTATGCAGATGCTTTACTTGGTTGCCGCCCGGTTTGGTACCGTTCTCTCTGCGCAAGCGACAACCCTAATCACGGTTTCTGGGGCTTCATTGCAGAAGAAGTCGCCGCCATTGACCCAAGACTTGTTCACTGGAAAACAGTCGAAGTTTCATACGATGAAAAAGGGTCTGCAGTTGAAACGCCGTGTAATCCAGAACCCGAAGGTGTTGCCTATGAGCGCTTTGTACCTCACCTGCTGAATCTGATCAAGCGGCAACATGAACGTATCGAAACCCTAGAGGCAGCCAACACTGACCTCGCTGCCCGCATCACCGCCTTGGAGGCTAGCTAAACCCTGAGCAACTGCTAACATACAGCCATTTAAACCAGTCACCATGTCCATCGAATACATCTGGAAAATCACTCAGATGGAGCGCGTGCTCAGCACGGGCATGGTGACTAAGGTTGGTTACACCCTTGACGCTTTTGACGGTATTTACACCGCTGGGGCAACCGGCTCGCTGGATTTAACACCCTGCGAGCCCGACGACATGATCCCATTCGGCAAATTAGACGAAAAAACCGTGTGCACCTGGGTTATCGCAGCACTCGGCGAAGAAAAAATTAACGAAGTTAAAGAACTGCTCTGTGGCCGAATCAAGGAACAGCACGAACCCACCTACGGGTTTGGACTTCCCTGGTAATTAACACCGGACCAAGTTCTCAAAGTGTTTTATACTGAAGAAACCGCAGTTGATCGTTAAAAGTGTTTGTTTTAAACGGTAAACCGCTCCCGTTAGACGTTCCGTTTACTGCAAACGGCGTTCATTACCCGGCTAACTGGCTGCGTTTAGCTTCTCCTGCGGATCGCGCAGCCATTGGGATTACTGAAGAACCAGATCCGCCGACATACGATCAACGTTTTTACTGGGGTTACACCACTAGCGGCACCCTGATTCCGAAAGATCACGGTGTGCTGGTTTCGGGTTGGACTGATACCACCCGATATACCGCCAACACCATTCTCGCCCCAACCGACTGGTTCATTGTCCGCGAACTGGACAATGGCACGCCAGCCCCGAGTGGCACAAAGGTCTGGCGCCAAGAAGTTCGTTTGGCCTGTGAGTCTAAAGTTGCGTCGCTTGAAGCAACAGCAACGACTGATGAACTGGCTGCTTACGTGACTGGTTCTGGCTACCCCGCGTGGCCCAGCCAGTCTGAACCTGAGGCCGGTATCTGATCATGACAGATCGCGCAATCTTTAACCGCCAGTACTCGGATTACACGGCAGCAGGTCAGCGGGTTTGGCTTGCAAACGGTGCTGGCGTAACAACTTCACCCGCATCGACCGTCGAATACACCGCCGGCGAGAACCTGATTCAAGGCCAAGTTGTTTATGTAAGCGGCACGTATGCACTGTCTGCATCGGCCGCTAGTGGCGTCGCATCTACTGTTTATACGCCCATTGGCATCACGGCCGCCGCTGCTTCAGCTGCAGCGACTGTTTCGGTGATTCTCGACGACACCGCTGTGGTCAGTGCGGCGAATATTACTGCCGCAACCCAGCTTATTCCCGGCGAGTACTACTACTTATCTCAGTACACCGGCGAACTCACCGCCTTCTCGACAGCTTCTGGCACTGTTACTGCAGCTAGCGGTTACGCCGCTCTGGTTTCTGTCGGTCAGGCTCTGAGTGCTAGTGAACTAGCCGTCGAAATTCAACCGCCCGTCATTCTTTACGATTGACGTATAATTAGTCCATAGGCTTGAGACAATGGCGACTCGTAGACCTCTAGTTGTTATTAGCGGACTTACATCTGAGTTGCCTATTGGTGACACGGTTGTAGGAGCCAGCGATCCCACTGCTTTAGCTTCTGGTAACGCTGCCCTTGCGTTGGGCACTGAAGCTTTAGCCTCCGGTAACGCAGCTCTTTCGCTGGGTACTGTCGCTCTGGCGTCTGGAAACGACGCTCTTGCGCTTGGTACAGCTGCTTTAGCTTCTGGAAACGCAGCACTCACAGACTTAACTGGTAAGTACAATATCTCCGGCGGACCGATTACGGGTGCCGTTCAAGTTCAAAGTCAGTCGGTTGGCGAAGTCGCCACTCCGGTACTGGTTTCGGGCGATGTCGCTCTGAATTTTGGCGCCGCTAACAACTTCGAGATCATCCTCGGTGGCACCACAACCCTGCTGAATCCGACGACTCCTAGCGGCGGTCAGTGTGGCGCGATTACCGTTCGTCAAGATGATGTAGGCTCTCGACTCCTGTCCTACAGCGGTTCTTGGAATTTTGCTGGCGGGTCTGCGCCGACGCTGACTACAGCAGCCAGCGGCGTGGATATCCTGTCTTACTATTGTTCGTCTTCGACTGAAATTCAGGTCGTTTCTAACCTCAATTTCTCGTAAGGTTTCATAATGTCGCTGGGTTCTTCTTCCGAGCTGTTTTTCGCCGGTACCCCTGGTGGTGCTGGGTATGAGATTGAACGCAGTCTGAGGTTTAATTCAGCCGATTCGGCATACCTGAATCGCAACTTTGCATCTGCCGGCAACCGCAAGACGTGGACCTGGGCGGGGTGGGTGAAGCGGAGTGGGCTCTCAACCACTCAACAGATCTTTGCTTGCCGTGCTGCATCTACTCCCTACACTCTAATTTATTTTGAAATATCTGGGCAAATTACTTTTGCAGATAATGTAGTAACAGGGCAGTACACCTGGACGGCTCAATACAGAGATCCATCTGCTTGGTATCACATTGTACTAGCTGTTGATACCACACAAGCAACGGCAAGCAATAGACTTAAGTTGTATGTAAACGGTGTTTTGGATACAAAGTCTGCAGGGACTGATCCAACTCCAAATGCCGATACGAACATCAATTCAACAAACGCTCATGCTATTGGCAGTGCTCAGCCAATTACAGCGGATTACTTCTCCGGCTACCTCGCCGACATCCACTTCATCGACGGCCAAGCGTTAGACCCCACCAGCTTCGGTGAGTTCGACGACAACGGCATCTGGCAACCGATCCGCTACGCCGGCTCCTATGGCACCAACGGCTTCCACCTCCCCCTCAGCGACAACAGCACCGCTGCTGCACTGGGAACGGATACCTCCGGCAACGGCAATACCTGGACCGTAAATAACATCAGCGTGGCTGCTGGTGCAGGCAACGACTCCCTTGTAGACGTACCCACTAACGGCACCCAGACCGACACGGGTGCGGGCGGTGAGGTGAGGGGGAATTATGCGACGTTGAATCCCTTGAATGGGTTGGGGACGATTTCAAACGGGAATCTTACTCAGACAAATACAAACGCTGACCACCGAGCTGCTGCTGGCACCGTTGGGATGTCATCCGGCAAATGGTATTGGGAAGTAACACTAACTACAGCAGGAGTAAACAGTTCGATTGGAATCGCTAAAACAAGTCTCAGCCTGCTAACCAACCAGTTTATGGGGTCTGCCAGTGATTCATGGGGTTATTTGGCGGCTAACGGTGAAAAATACAACAACGCTATAAACTATACCTACGGAGATACTTGGAATACAAGTGGAACCGTAATGGGCATCGCTTTTGACGCCGATGCTGGAACACTGACTTTTTATAAGAATAATGTCAGCCAAGGAACTGCATTTACAGGATTAACTTCTGGTCCTTACGTTCCGGGGATTTCTAATTACAGTAATGGTGTAGTTGATTGCAACTTCGGCCAACGCCCCTTCGCCTACACCGCCCCCAGCGGCTTCAAGGCGCTCTGCACGACAAACCTGCCTGCACCGACGATTGAAGACGGCAGCACAGTGATGGATGCGGTGCTTTACCTTGGGGATCAAAACGGACAGACAATCAATGTTGGATTTGAATCAAGTCTACTCTGGGGTAAGCAAAGAAATGATGCAGACAGATGGTTTATTGCTGATACAGTTAGAGGTAAAAAAACGACCGGATATTATCTCCTGAGTTCACACTTAACAACGGCAGACACAAACAGTGCTCCGCCTGATGGTATTACTGATATTTCAAGTACAGGATTTACATTAGGCGCAAACACGTCTAACGATTATGGCGGATGGTCTCTTGAAATCAATCAGACCAACGGACCTTATGTGGCATACTGCTGGGACGCCGGCAGCAGCACCGTCACCAACAACGACGGCAGCATCTCATCGCAGGTGAGGGCTAATCCCAGTGCGGGGTTCTCGATTGTTACTTACACGGGAACGGGTTCAGCAGCAACTGTTGGGCACGGACTTGGGGTTAAGCCTGCTCTAGTTATTGCAAAAGGTAGAGAGGTTAATCAAAACTGGTTGGTTTGGCATCAAGGCTTAAGCGGAGAATCCTACTATTTGCATCTGGAAACAACGGGCGCTCAAACACAAAATAGTGCATTCTTTAGTGCTTTCTCTAGCACAACATTTAGCTTAGGCACTTCTGCACACATCAACTCAAATGGTTTAAGCAACGTCGCCTACTGCTTCTCTGCCGTCGCGGGCTACAGCGCCTTTGGTTCCTACACCGGCAACGGCAGCGCAGATGGTCCGTTTGTTTATACCGGGTTTAGGCCAGCGTTTGTGCTTATAAAATCAACAGGCGTCGAAAACTGGTTTACATTTGACAACGCAAGACCCGGATATAATCCTAATAACAACTACCTACTTCCAAATAGTAGTTCTGCGGAGTCAAGCGTTTCTGACCTTGATTTGTTATCAAATGGATTTAAATGGCGAAGTGCTTCAAGTGCTTTGAACGCTAACGGAACTACATACATCTACGCCGCCTTCGCAGAGTCGCCCTTTCAGTTCAGCAGGGCACGCTAAGATCACATAGGTTGCCTTACGTCTGTTGTCACATCGCGCTGTAATGGTTGGCCAAAAGTTTGGCCTGCTTACCGTCTTAGAGAAAGACGGATATATAGGGAAGCACTTGGCTTACAAATGTAGGTGTGAGTGCGGTAATACCAAAACAGTACAAGGAAATTCTCTGCGATCCGGAAACACGGGTAGTTGCGGATGCCGTAAAAAAGTAGATTTAACAAACTATGAAACAAAACACTGCAAAGTATTAAATCAAACGAGAACTGGCTACTGGAAGATCAGATGCAAGCACTGCGGCAAAGAGCACGAACAACACGCTAGGGAAATAAGAAAAGAATCTTGGCCGCGTAGTTGCGAACAATTTAAGGCGCACAATTGGTCCGGACTAGACAGGGAGGATGCCGTTGTCCGCAGAAAGTATGGGATTTCCTTGAAGCAGTACGCAGAACTAATCCAAAAACAGGGCGGTGGGTGCGCCATCTGCGGACGAAGCAATGAGCCTGATGGTCGAAGGCTTTCGATTGATCATGATCACGAAACAGGACTCACTCGAGGCGTTTTATGCTATGCCTGTAATAAAGCTTTGGGGTTGTTTTATGACAAAAAGGATTTACTTTTAAATGCACATGCTTACCTGACGAGTCCACCAGCAAAGACTTACCTGGGAATCGGATGACCCATACGCCCGCGCACGCTAGTAAAACTCAGTCCTGAAAATTTTGATCGACTCTCGGAACGTCTGCAACGACCGGGCAAGTATGACTCGGCTGTTGCTCGCCTTCTAGTTAAGCCGGCACCTTGAGACAGCAAGCCAGCCCCACTAGAGAACTAAGACTACTGTTGCTAAACTAAAATAAGCCCGTGGACTATCGCGACGATAGTCTTTGACTTAGCTAGGGATTCTTAGACCATGAGCACTCTCAGCACTTACAACGTCAAGAACCCCGACTCTGCGAGTGCGAACCTGCAGCTTGATTCGAATGGCAACGTCGCGATTCAAGCTGGCTCCGCTTCCGCGCCTTCGTTATACCTAACTGGCGACAGTAATACTGGTTTATCCGGACCTGCCGCTGACACCTTAGCGGTTAGTACGGGCGGTAGCGAGCGATGCCGTGTGGATTCGAGCGGCAACTTATTAGTCGGGCTGTCTTCTGCTAATGCAAACGGCGGCATTCTTCAACTCTCTGGCGGCATCACGTTCCCCGCAACGCAAGTTTCAGCGACTGACGCGAACACGCTGGATGATTATGAGGAGGGGACTTGGACTCCGGCGCTTAAGTTTGGAGGCAATAGCGTTTCAATGACTGGATCCTATGCTGGTAAATACGTGAAAACAGGTAAGGCTGTGTACTACTCAGCATCAATATCGCTAACAGCCAAGGGTTCATCTACCGGCAGTACCACAATAACCGGGTTGCCCTTTACAAACGCATCCGGCGGAAATGAAAACTATGCTACCACTATCGCGTTTATGTATAACGGAGCAAGTTTGACTGGACCGCTTATGCCACGAGTCGGCATTGGTTCGACAACCATAGATGTGTTTCAGAATGGTGCAACTGGATATGCAACGGTATCTCAGGCAAACTTTAATAATGATAGTCAAGTCCAAATCTTCGGATTCTATTTCGTGTAATTATCGAGACCGCAATCGTCTCAAAACTAAGCCTAAACCTGTCGAATCTGGAGGATTCCCCTAATGGCTTTTACAGAACGCTCTGAGCACAAGCTCGAAATCATCCCGCCTTACTCCATCATCCAATGCCGTCGTGCGGACATCATCGAAAAGGATGGTGTGGAAGTCGGTAAGACCTATCACCGCCATGTTCGCGCCCCTGGTGATGACGTGAGTGGTGACTGTCCTGAACTGCAAGCCGTTGCTGCTGCACTGTGGACACCGGAAGTCATTGCTGCTTATCAAGCTTCACTGAACCAACCCGAATAGTTCATCTATAAAAACAGCTGGGTTTTAGGCTCTTATTAGCCAAACCCAGCTAAACTAAAGTCAGCCGCAATCACACTATATGTGTGAACGGGATCTTTTATTTGACCTTTCGTGTCTTCAAAAACGATTTGCCAAAAAACGATTCCGTAAACAGATATTTGAGGATTGGGGATCCTGTGCCTACTGCGGAAAAGAGAATCCCACGACGCTGGACCACGTAGTGCCTAAAGCACGAGGCGGTTCCACCACCAGAAAAAATCTGATTGCAGCCTGTGGGGACTGCAACATCTTAAAGTCGTCTGAAGATTGGTATTCCTGGTTTAGATCTCAGGACTTCTGGACGCCAGAAAGAGAGGATCGGATCCTGCGCTGGGTTAACCAGTCAGAATCTGATCCTCTTTCGTTGGTACCTGTCTACTGGGGTCCGAGCCCCTTAGCCGCTTAAATTACTTCTTGGCGGTTTTGGTGACGATGCCAGCGATAACCTCGATCACTTTGTAAAGCTTGCCGTAGATTTCGTCATCCTTCGGAGTCGGCGTGGCGTTCACCACAGCCAACGCAAGCACATGCAGAGCAGCCAAAATACCGGCAACCTCGGCCCAATTTTCCGCTAAATAGTGAATCATGGGTTTAACTCAGCTAGTAGAATTCTAAGAGCATTCGTAGTTTTATGCCCGCGATACTCGATAAGGCAGTTAAGTCGATAATGGAAGATAACCCTAAGATGAGTGAGTCTCGTGCGTATGCGATTGCAACTAGCCAGTTGCAGAAATCAGGCGATTTAAAAGAAGGTACTCAGGAGGCTACAAAGAAAGGCGATAGGCGTGGTGAGATGTCGAAAGCCACAAGAGCTAAAACTCGTGCACGTAAATACAAGATAGAACGTGAACGAGGTAAAAAGGATAAGCGTAATACGGAGGGCCGGGACTGATGGCTAATCAAATGAAAGGTGAGGACCCTTGCTGGAAGGGATTCGAGATGGTCGGTATGAAGAAAAAAGACGGAAAAGAGGTCCCGAACTGCGTACCGAAAGCTAAAGAAGCCAAAGCTAAGGCGCGTTCTTATCGCGAGTCTCGACAGTCCAAGGGGCGCTGAGTCTCATTTCGCCGCCTAGCAGCTCCTGAGCTTTAGATCCGTCTGGTTCGAGTTCGGTATACACAGGCTTCTGTTTATTTTTTTCTTCCTCTTCCCACTGCGCGTGGAGGTCTTCGACTTGCTTGTCGACCTCCTTCATCGCGACTTCAGCTCGAAACGCAGCCCAGTCAGGTCGGCAGTAATCGAGAATCTGTCTGATCCAAGCTTTTTGCTTCAAGGGATAAAATCTACATAGGAACATAATCAGCTCGTAAATAAGGGCATTTGTTTTGTTGTACATGTCTTAGAATCTTTATATTGAGGTGAGTTAAATCTAGCCATGGCCGAGGCTACCTTCAACCGCGAACTTGGTGCCGCTCCTGCCGGCATTACTCGGTTTGGTCAGTTACGCACTGATGATGGACTGAACGTAACCGTTAACAGCTATCGTTCGTTTGCGGCTGATGGGAACTTCGGTTTAGCTGATGTTTATGAGTTGACTTACGGGTCGACCGGTACTGCAACAATTCTCTTAAACGCCGAAGCTTTTGGCGTTTCTGGTATCGCTGTGTATAAAGCTGACGGAACCTTAGCTGGTGAAGTTAATGCTCCTAAGACTTCTCGCCGTACCGGAATCGGCGTAGGTTATGGGGTAACATCTGGTGACACCGCAACAGTTTACGTGCTCCGTAAGGGACGCAGTGAGAGCGAGTATCGCATTACAGCTTTAGTCGCTTAATTAAAACTTCACGCCGTAATCGGTCAGGTTCTGCCAGAGTATTTAAGGGCAGGATTTGACCGATGCGTGTTTCTCAGAAGGGTATAGATTTAATCAAAAAGTTTGAGGGTATACGTTTAAAAAGTTACATCTGTCCGGCTGGTGTTCTAACTATTGGTTACGGACATACAGGTCCAGACGTATACCCAAACCAGCAGATTACAGAAGAGGAAGCAGAACGACTGCTGTGGAAAGACACCGAAAGTGCTCAGCAAACTGTAAGTAGTTTTGTATCCGTCAAAATAAATCAAAACGAGTATGACTCGTTAGTTTCTTTCACTTTCAATGTTGGTCCTACTGCTTTTGTAAATAGCACCTTATTGAAACTCCTAAATCACGGTGCCGATCGCAAAGTTGTAGCTGGTGAGTTTGATCGTTGGGTTAAGGCAGGTGGCGATGAACCTGTTCCTGGTTTAGTACGTCGAAGAGAGGCTGAGAAAGCTTTATTCTTGGAGAAGAGTAAGCACCCTCTCTTGAGTAAGTCGATTCTTGCCAAGCGCGACACCTGGCTCAAGCGACGCCCTGCGGACTCTGCCTCGCTTTCAGCAGAGGAGAAACTGTTCGTACCCAAAGGCAGTGCTTGGCAATGGTCTGAGATTCGAATGTTTTCGGGTGAGACACACCACCGTGTGTTTTTAGAAGCGCAGCCTGACAGAGAGTGGTGGATCTTCCCCGATCACTGGAAGATAATCAATGATGCGCAAACGCAAGAAGGGCCACCTGTCTTAGATGGTGAGATAAAGCTCGTTGTTCCTTATTTCAGCCAACGAGATAATAAAAAAGACCCTATGCGTACCTGCTTCTCTAGCAGTTGCGCCATGCTTTTGGCGTCTTTAGATCCTGATGCGATCGATGGTGACGACGAGTATATAAACGAAGTTTATAAGTATGGTGACACTACAGAGGCTTCTGCTCAGCTTGGAGCCCTCAAGCATTTCGGCGTTGACGCCAATTTTGTTCAAAATGCTGATTGGGCTTTAATCGAATCTCAACTTAAAAAAGGAATACCTGTCCCTATGGGGGTTCTCCATAAAGGACCCGTTTCTAATCCAGTTGGGGGAGGGCATTGGATCTGCTGCGTGGGCGTCACGGAAGATAAAACGAAGCTCTGGATACATGACCCCTTTGGTGAAATGGACCTCGTGAGTGGCGGTTATGTCTCTACTGACGGGAAGTATCGGCTGTACTCCAAGAAAAATCTCGGCCCTCGTTTCCTGGTCGAAGGCGCCAAGTCTGGCTGGATCATCCAAGCCAAGTGAGTTAGAGTGAGACCCCCAACCGCTCCCTTATGCCGGCTCCTGATTTCGACTATCTGAAGATCTTGGAGAACTGGTCCGTAGATGACGAGCAGAGCAAAGCAGATTTCTTGGATGCTTTGTATGAGTTCTATGCTCCGGGCAATGGTTGCTATACCGGTCTGTTTCAGCGATTTCAGTCAGATATTGCTGAGTTCTGCAGGCACCTTGTGACCCGCCGTGGGATGGACGTAGCTGAGCTGTTCCGAGCTGGATTAGAATTGTAAAAACTTAGCGAGCTGATGACGTATAAGCGAGACTATAAAAAAGAATACGAGAACTACGATGGTACTGAGAAAGTAAAGAAGCGTCGCGCTGCTCGTAATAAAGCGCGGCGTTTTATGATGCGCGAAGGCAGGGTCCGTAAGGGTGATGGTAAAGATGTCGATCATAAAGATGGGAATCCGCATAATAATGAGCCGGGTAATTTGAGAGCTATTGATGCTTCTCGAAATCGTACTCGTAACCCAGATTGAGTTAAACTAAACTCATGAACGGCCAAAACTTTTTACAGCGTCCCGGCGGTCTTGGCCCGATGGCTGAGCGTGTAAAGCCGCTTGGAAGCCTGGCTACAGCAGTTCCCGCGCTGTACCAGAACACTCCCGAGATGATTGAGCTTAATCGAGCTACTCAACTCGATAACGTCAATCGCGTTTACTCCCAATATCAACGTGATCGCGGTGAGTATGTCCGCGAACCCGTGGGACCTACTGACGTTCAAGCAAGTAATATTGTCCCGAGTCAGCAGTTGACAGGGCCTGCTGGTTACAACCATCGAGACAACCTTGTTATTCCCGATCGAGCTGCTGACTTAAGTAAAGGCGAATATCTCGTTAAAACGCAAAATACTCTTAATCCTGAGCTTCGTAATCAGCTCAAGATTCTTACATCGATGCCTCAGCAGAATTTTCTGAACGCGCCTGATCCTAGCGCGGCGATGATGCCTAACAGTTACAACACGCCAGGGACTCTTCCCCTTCAACTCCCTACGAAAGCTGCAAAATGATTACGCAGGGTGCCGATACTATCCGCATGGCAGGCATGAAACTCGGCTGGGGGCCTAAAGATTTGGCTCGGATGGTATCTAATCCGAGTGAGATCACTGCTAGGCTTCGTTTCCAGCAGACGTTCCCACGCAGCTAATGCAGCTACATTCCGCTGACCTGGATTGGATCACACAGGATGCGGAAAAAGTAATCGCAAGACACGCCAGGGTTTCTACTAAAGATCCTGACCGCGAAGAATACGAGAAACTTTTAACGTACTGCATCAAACACGCTCACTGGTCAGTTTACGAGCAAGCGTCTGCGAGCTTTGAAATCTCAACGACCAGGGCAATCTCGCCGCAGATCCTTCGACATAGAAGCTTCGTATTCCAGGAACTCTCTCAAAGGTATTGCGCACCTAGTGAGACCTTAGAGCTTGAAGAAAAACCGTTTCAGTTCGAACTGAGGTTCCAAGCTCAAAAGAATCGCCAGAGCAGTGTGGAGCGTCTACCGCTCTATATGTGTGAGTCGTTCTGGGAGCGGCTCGAGATTGTCGATAGTCAGATTCAAGGGTTGTACAACGAGATGCTCGACGCCGGCGTGGCGCGTGAGTGTGCTCGAAATATTTTGCCCTTGTACACACCTACGCGTATGCACATGAGCGGCACAATCCGCAGCTTTATTCATTACGTTGGCCTGCGCGGCAAAGACGACACCCAGAAGGAGCATCGTGAAATCGCTCGTTCGATTGGGTACCGCTTAGCTCGTGAGCTGCCGACTGTTGTTAAAGCGATTAAGCAATCGGAAGATCCCTCGTTAAAAGGTTGGGACTTTATTCGCTACTTGCCTCAGTAAAAAGAGGATTAAGAGTTTGATGACCTGAGCGTGATGCGTCTCATAAGGACGCAGCAGGGGCTCAGGCTCTATCGGTAAATATCTTAGCGAAGGTGACTACTGGGCTTCAAGTTCGGGTCAGGCACGTAACTTCTCTAGTAATACAGCTGTTTTTTCTGCTAATCGGCAGTAGCTGGTGCCTTCATCAGAGCTGACGATGTGAGGGCACGTGGAGCTGGGTTGATCGAACCAGTCGCCCAGCGCTTTCTGCATAGCAGTGAATTCGCCCCAGGTTAGTGAGATCGCCTGTTCACCACGGCTGATGTGGAGATCAAACCCCTCACCATTCGACCACTCAGTCACCTCTAGGAAATCGTCTCCTTTAGCGGTGTGGTCATACTCCTCCAAATCGACCCACCGACTTGTGCGCTTTGATTCTTTCATGGGTAGTTCAGTGTTAGCTAGCCGATTTTGATGGCGCCGATCTCGTAGTGAGTCATAGTGATAACTAAGCCGGAGGTGCTACGTTCTCCCAGGGACTAGGTTCGATACTAGGGGCAGGTGTCTTAGGGACCGCTGCGGCAGCTTGCTGAAGCTGGATGTACTGCAGAGCTTGCCTGTGCTGATTTAACTCGGCACTCAACTGCTGTGTTTGAGCCTCAGCCCACTTGCGAGCGTTTACCGTCAGCTCGTCGAGGGCTGATTGTGAGTGAGGGAAAGCGAAGATAACGCCGGCACCTTGTTTTACGGTGATTTTCTGCCCGTTCGTGGTTTCAGCTAGTCCAGTCAAGAACGAGTGAGCCTGATCTCCGGGGATGTTCGCAAGGATCCCAAGTTGCATAGGGTCTACAACACCACGATTGGCTTCGTACAAGGCTGTAAAGCACGCAGTTACCCTCGTCGCAGCTTCCTCGTTTCGTTTTTGGCGAAGCGCCCGCTCCCTCCCAATTCCGGCACCCCCTATCAGGCCCCCGGCAAATGCAAGTGAAGCGCCTACAAACTGAGGTGCTGTAATCGCTGTGGTGATGCCGACAGCAGCCGAAGCGGCTACAGCCAGTGTCAAATTAGGATTTAGCCGGATCATGTTTTTGGAAAGCTGTATCCCAGCGGTTGCTGCTTGTGTCTTGAGCAAACTCCACAGGGCTGGGGAGTCGCTCTGGACCTTTTGCTGCACGGTCGGATTGTAGGTCATACGCCTTGATTCGCAGCCCTTTAATGCCAGCAACGCCATCGTTCAATACTATCTTCACATTTGGCAGCTTCAAGATGTTCACCATTGCTTCCTTAGTACGCTCTACGAAACGGTGCTTGGCTGCTGGTTTGTATCCACATGACTTGCAGAAGTTGGCATAGCTGGGATACAAGGCACCATACGCGTTAGCCACGTACATACCTTTTTCGGCTTCATCCGTATTGGGCTTACGTGCACCCTGGCCGACAGGAGTCACTGTGTTTGGAGCGTACAGGCAGCAGTCGTGCAGCCACGCCACGAACTGATTGTTGAACAGCAGCGCTTCGATGTTGGTGCGGTTGAGAGAAGGGACGTGCTTAGTCGGGTTAGCTAAGACATCTTTCATCGTGGCGTAGTCCATCGACAGTGCCCAAGTCACGATGCCACTCATCTCAGGCACAAAAGCGCCTTCGATGTGGTCGTCGAACACGCTGATCAGTTCTTTGCGCAGGCTCGGGTCAACGACCTTATCCATCACAATGGTGAGTCGACGACGCTCGAGGCCGCTGCTGGAGTCGTTTGATGTGATGTGCTCGTTACTGGCGATACAAACCAAACACTCAGGCTTGAAGCTGATGATTTCTTTGCCGTACTTACGCTCAGCACGCAGCGTGTCAGAAGCCGAGGTCAGCTTCTTGAGCACGTCCATGCGGCGGTTGTAGTTCGATTCATCCGTCAGCAGCAGAAGTTTCTTGCCGATGAGGTTGTAGCTCTCGAACTTGTTTGTTTCGATTACCTCCAGGCTGGACGTGTGAGTGCCGTGGAAACCAGCGAGAGCCACCATTAGCTGCTGCATGGTCGACTTACCCGTGCCACCAGGACCCACCAGATGAAGGAAGCGTTCGCCTGCGGTGTATCCGGTCAGTAGTGCTCGAGCGAAAGCTTGGATCAAAACCTCTTGCCCTTTATCTAGCGCTGAGGTGATCCAGCGCATGAACTCTGGGCACTGTGCCTTGGCGTTGTATTCATAAGGCAGCTTGTGACGAAGATACAGTTCTTTGTGCTGGCCTTCCTCAAACTCGAGCGTCGTTGTGTCGAGCACACCGTTTTTAAACGGGATGTAGCCACGGGACTTAGTCCAGATGCTTCGGCGACCTCCGTCTGCAGATTTCAGAAGTTTGGCCTTCAGGATTGAGAATACGCTGTTGATCATCGCCGCGTTGTACTTGGCGAGGACCCCAGCAATCACAAAGGAGTCGAGCGCCTTAACGATGCGGCGTTTGATGTGCTGCTCGTCCTGGTGGTACCAAATGTCCTGATCGTCGTCGTAGTGGTAGAACTGATCTAAGTAGCTGTCGTATATAAACTGATCGCCTTGGTTGGTGACGATGATGTCGGCTACGTCATTCTCTGAAAACTCGCGGTTTTTGGTGCCGCCTTGGAGGCTGACAAGCTGACTCGGAGTAGAAGGAACGTTCATTTCCTGCTCTTTAGTTTTGACTTTTGATTTGGGTTTTGATGTTGTTGTCTCAGGCTCCGGGGAGCTGAGGTCAAATTCAGACATATCGAGGACAGCGTTGACTGCTGCCTCACGCTTGGCTTGTTCGAGAGCTGCCTTAACCTCGTTCGAGGCGTGGGTATCGAAGACAGATCGACTGATTCGTCGGATCTTTTTCCAGGTGCCTAGCTCACCGAGCTCGGAAGCCAGTGATACTGCGGGCTGGAGCTCCTCGGGATTCCTGATGGAGTTCAGGATGCGCTCAAACTTACCATCGATGTCGTGCGGGTAACCATAGATATTATAGAACGCATCTTGTGCCACTGTCAACGGTGATACGCATAGAGCTATCTCGTTCGCCGTGCACCAGTTAGCCCAGCCAAGCAGTTCTTTAAATACTGCAGCCATTGTCGAGCTGCGGTCACCTACTTCCTCGCCTTCAAGAACTGAACGAACCGTGTTGGAGACTAGGCGGACCAGATCCATTCCGTTTTCACGGAGGGTTACCTGGTTTAGGGACTCAATCGGATCTCCACCTAAGTCGGTTTCGTCGGGAGGCAGTGCGGCAAATGCCCTAATCGCTTCGTCAATTTTCTCGGTCGGGATGAAGCGTCCCGGTTTGGCGAAAATTGCCTCTGGGTTTTTGGGTCCGTAGAAAAGGTTCGGTATTGTCGTCGCCCTGACGTCAGAGCCAGGTATCTGAGAGTAAATTTGTTTGCAGAACCACTGATAAAAAGCAGGGTTGATGACCGTATGTTCGAGGCCAAAAACCAAGCGGAAGCGTGGCCACCCTTCGGAGGTCGATGGGCTGTAGTAGCCCAGAGTTAAATACTTCTTACAAATGTCAAGTTGAAGTGCCTGTTCAACTGTGAGTTCTTGTTTCTGAACTTTATTTCCATTCTCATCTTTGTGATCTGCTTGATTGTCGATATCGACAATAATCAAACCAGCTTTGATAACTCCAGTTTGATTCTTTTGCCGCTTGCCGTCCTGCAGGTGCCACGCACACAAGCCAGCTTGCTTGCCTAAAATTTCAGCGAGTTCAGACGTATCTAACTCAGATGAGTCCCAGCCTGAGTTGAAGGCTGTGAAGTTCCCGCCGCTCGCGATCTTGCCCAGCTCAGGGTCTAGGTGAGGAACGACCCCGAGGTTTACAGAGCAAATGAACTTCATGGGATGTCGCTGAGCGCCTCTAGTATGGCCTATTTTGGGGCAGGCGAACCTTAAGACAGGTTGAAGAACCCTGTCGTGGGGCGCCTCCGAGTGGGTTTGATTCTACGCCGGTGGGTGAAGTTCGTAGTAGTTTTTTAGAACTTGAAGCCAACTCTCACAATCCTTTTCAACTTCTTCAGAGCCAAACGTAAATATCTGAGTATTGAACTCTTTGATGGCGGTAGTAACGATAATTTGCGTCTTAACTATCTTAATCCCGAGGCACGCTTCTGCCGCTAATTTGTAAGCTGCTAGCTGAAGCTTTGTCTTTTTGGTTTTAAAGACGCCTGAGATAAGAGCTTTTTTAGTTTTTTCATCGATGTTCTGGCTCTTATTTGGGAACCTAGCTGAGTAAGGACCGTTGCTGGTCTTGAAATCAGCCAGCACGATCTCAGCGTTCGAGTTCATGTAGATCAAGTCACAACAACCAGCGTAACCGTGACCTGTAGACTCATCGTAATAGTGTATGCGCCCGACTCCGTCGTCGCCGACGTATTTGGACCAGCGTGGTTGGTTAAATGGTTTTTCGCTCCAGAGCACGCGACCTCCTTCTAAAAGGTCATCTAGCAGTTCCGGAACTCCTTCCCAGTAAGGCTTGTATTGTTCTGATGGTATTACCTTAAGTCCACGTAGATAATCTTCTACGCTGTTGTGAATCCACGTACCTCTAGTTGCCGCAGCATCAGCAGCCCCTGGATTCATAAGATTCCAGTGGGCTAGCTTCTTTCGCGTCGTCTCAGTTTGAGTGGCGCTAAGAACAGATGTTACGGACGGTAGTGGTCTAGGAACACCATCACAGAGATAATGCCTTAATCCGTTGATCGTTACTCTTGTATCGGACACAATTATCGTGTCAATTCCTAAATATATTAGAACGAACTCGACGTAACGGGACCATCACCCTCTTCATCTTCGTCTTCATCATCACTGTCTAAAAAGAATTCACTCTTCTGATATTGATAGTCACGATTTCTTTGGTCGAGTTCTCCCATTAAACAAAGAGCAGCTGAGAAACCTTCTATGGTTATCTCTGCGCAGTCTTCAGGAGTACGTGCGTTACCTTTATAGTCTACGCATTCTGTGAGAAGCTGTTGACCTACAAGCAATGCAGTGATCTTATCGAGCTGTCGGTTATTTTCTTTCTGGAGCTCGATTAGTTGATCTAGTCGTCGAAAGAGCCGCTTGCTCATAGCTTGAGGTCTTGTGGGCGGTGCCAATTTACTTCGAAATCGATCGTTGTACTGACTTGAGCAGCTCCGGGTTTCTGAAATATAAACCACGCAGAAGTCACAGGATCTTTTGAATTAGTACCATCCGCACGGAATGATGGCCTTGGGCTCAAGATCTTAATGTTTGTGAGAGATGCGTCTTTTAAGAAATCTTCGCGTGCTCGCGTCGGCTCGAGGAATGTGAGTCTATCTAAAACGCACACACCTTTCCTAGCCGCTTGTAGTCCACATTCAGTTATCCACTTCGTGTAGTCCTTCATTCCCTGGGTGATTGCCACAACCCAGTCGATTGTCCCTTTTTGCTGCGACCACCAATCAAGATCTACGAGGTTTTCCTCGCAAGAGTTGCTGATGACTTCCGTCACCTGCGCCTTACGGACCTGTTTTTCTAAAGCTCCTTGGGGGTCAAACGGTAAAAGAACCGCACCTTCAACCAAGCCGGCATTCCGGATAGGATCAAAGATGTAACGAGGGACACGATAGAAATTTGTCATGGCGGAGGAGCTAGTAGACAAGCTGCGATCTCACTTAACGCTTGAGCAGCAGTTCACACACCGTGCCTTCTTGGATGGCATGGATAAGCTTAGCCGTAAAGAAGCTCGTGAAGTACTTGAGGTTGTCTACGCCAACTACTTGATTCGCGCAAAACTTCTGGAAAACATAATCAAATACTGCGTGGCTTACGGGGTGCACCTCCCGTCTTTTGGAGACCTCCTCGAACTGTAGGCACAAAAAAGGGCGCCTTTGTTAGCGCCCTTAAAAGGAGACCATGCTTAGTGTAGCTTAAAAATCAAGTCCTGCAGCTTTAAGCGCAGCTTTTTGATCTTCCGTCAGCTCTTTTTTACCCGTAGCCTTTTTGGGTTCGGGTGGAGCTTCAGCTTTAGAGCCTGGTGCACCCGCGCCTGCAGGCAGAGCAGCGAGGCCAGCCGGGGCGGATCCTTCTAGCCGTTTCGGATTAGCTTCGATGAAAGCCTCCTTAATGGCCGTGTGGTCTTCTCCAAGAGGAAGCTCAACCAGATGAGCGCCGGAGATAGTACTGCGTAGAGCAGATGCCACCAGATCTCCTGAACCAGCGTCGAGCCAATTACTGATGTCTTCGATGAGCTTTTGCTCTTCATCCGTTTGAGCAGGACGATCCCTGAACTCTAAAACGTTGTAGTTGATCTTTGCGCCGTCCGCCCCAGTCATTGGATCACGTTCGTTGAAAGATTTTTGAACGAACTTGGTTTCAGTGACAACCTCACCTACGTTAATACGGTTGTTATAGAGCGTCTGGAAGTACGAGATGAAGTTCCTCTGAGACGATTTGCCACTGATGATGCTAGTGCATACACAGCGAGGTGGCAGCAGACGATGGTTAGGTGTAACACCAATGTAAGCAATACGAATAAACTCTTCATGCGATCGCATACCGAGGTTGCCGAAGTACGGCGTGAAGCCGAGAAGGACAAACGAAATCGGTATCCCATTCCCGTTACTGTCGACGATCGCCGCTTCGCTGTCAGTATCGGATTTCCAATAGCGGCTTTGAAGATCGATCCGGAGCGTGTGCGGTGGGACTTGGCAGAGAATTTCATCAGCCGAAAATTTGCCAGCGATAAATACCATGGTCGTTAATCAGAGAGAGAAGTCCAGAGAACCGAGAGCAGCCGTGGACACCTTGCCCTTATCAGGATCGGCGGCCTTAGCGGGAGCAGCTTTCTTGCTGCGGGGCAGATAGAGAATTTTCTCTACGCCATAGTTAAGGTACTTACGATCTTCCTTTTCGCTAGTGCTGACTCGACCAACAGCAATCGTTGGTGTGCCTGGGGCAAGTTCTGCAAGTTGCGTCGAAAGCGCGTCCCAAGCGGTCAGCTTGAACCAAGAGGTCTCGCCCTTTTCATCTTGCCAAGCGAGCGAACGGTTAGTAACCGTGTTGTCGCCTAGCTGAGTCTCCTCAGTAACAGGACCCAGACCACCTGTGGACACGAAGAGATTGATAGCCAGGAGGTCATCCCAGTTATCACTTGTAACCACAAGCATCGGCTGCATTTGAAGCACGCCATCTGGCGTTGTCTTCGTCGGACCGACAGCGAAGATCGTTTGCTTTTCTTTGAGGGTTTTTAAAATCTTGCCGTTGTAGTGGTCCTCTTTCATTGAAAGCTGGACCTTCGTTGCTACGCGCTTGTCGCTTGACGGAAGTGATTCCGCCAGTACATGCACGACTTTGTTTTCGTCTGTATCGGCCGCATCAGTGATGCGCAGACCCAAGATGAAGATGTTCACGGTTTAACGTTCTGTAGATCGTTGAGCGGTGTACCTTAAGTGCTCGGGCGATCTCGCGAACGGGAACGCCTTGGCTGGAGAATGCTAGTACCAAATTCGTGTCCGCGTCACCCAGTTTTGAAGCTTTCATCTTCTTGTAAGAGTTGTGATAGGGGTTTATGCACTCCTTGTTACCGCATGACGGTTTTACACAGCCGTCTTTGTTGATCTCTAGATAATCTAGTATCAGGGGGCGCACGTAGTACTTGCTACCCAGTGCGTAGACCACGGGGGACCCGTTACAAAACGAACCTTCCCAGATGTCACAAGCACCGTGTTCGAAGTCGCTTATGGCAAGTCTGCGGAACAGGCAAGATAAAGGGCTGTCTTCAATATTTTTGTAGGACAACGAGAACGTTTCTGCTTGTAAGGCTCTCGCTATGTCCGCTGCTTGTGCCTGCGCGTGGTTTGAGTCGTTGCCTGTTACTGCTAATTCCAGCCTCTTTCCTGTGCGCTGTAGCACTAAACAGTAATCAGTAGACGTCATTCGGTTGGAATTCCACCGACCGGAGAATAAGATCTAACTCGCTCTCAGTGCAAAATAAAAGGGGGAGCAGCTTTTGCCGCATCCCCCGTTTGAGCGTAATCGCTTTGAAGAAAAACAGCATTCCTTCTGTAGGAATTCTGCCTTTATCTTATACCTCTGTTTAGCCGTAGAGGTTACCCCCACCCCATCCGAGTAAGTTCGCCGCCGTGGGACCGACCTGAATCTGTCGATTACGACGTAAGAAGTCACGAATCTCGTTGTCGCCTGTAACGGAACGAGCAGCCGCGAGAGAACCTTGACCGAAGCCGCCTTCGGCGAGGGCTTTCTGCTGCCAGTTTTGCGCTGTGGGAGCTTGGTATTGAGAAACAGGAGCCGAGGTGGGAGTGTAGCGCTGTTCC